GTATAAAACAAATTATAATTTTCATCAATTATGTCCCCCGTTATGTTAATAGCAACACTCAATCATAATCTCCCAATATGGACAGATAATCTAGTAACCCAATTAAAACGAGATCCATTATTTGCTGAATGTGAATTAATGGTAGTGGATAATGGATCTGTAGAACAATTAGCTAAATCGACAACTCATAAATTAGCGCAAAATGTTTATTTTGGCGGTGGATTTAATGTAGTGTTAGATTACTTTCTTTCAACCGATCACGAATATCTATATTTTCTAAACAATGATTTAGTATTCCACGGACCATCATTTCTAACAACATCATTGCGAGAAGCAAAAGAATCGGATGCTGCAGTTTATTCGCCTTCTGTTATCAATGCATCAATTGATCAATGTCATTGGAAACAAATGTGGAATTGGGGTAATGGATTGCGAGAAACTCAATGGGTAGATTTTCAATGTCCACTTATACGGCGAGACTTATTAGAAAAAATACAACAATATCCAGATGAATTAATATATGGTTGGGGACTAGATTTTTATACTGGATGTATAACAGATCAATTAGGATTAAAAACTATAGTATCAGATAACAATACAATTACACATATGAATTCTTTAACATTCAAAGAAAAGAAAATAAACATTGGAGTTGATGAATTTTGTAGGAATGCTGAAACAAATATGAACAATTTCTTTTTGAATTCTGAATATAAATCCTTATATTATAAATTAAGAAGCCATGGCGAAAATTATAACATATGATAGATTTACAAGGAACAAAAATAGTAGAAGTACCATACTTTACCAATCAATTAAATGACAATACCGAATCAGTTTTAATTATTGGTGAATGTCAAGGAGGAATAGAAGGAGTATCTGAATCAATACACGAATTAGGATTTACTAATGTAGCTACCACTGATATAATGCCATCAGAATCTAATTGTTGGCTTCGAACAAATACCACGTGGAATCATATACAATGTGATTTTATAGAATTTGACGAATCAAATAAATATGATAACATAATTTCAATTTCAGTATTTGAACATTTTGGATTTTGGTTTGCTGGAAATAGAATGGCAAATGGGTTATCAGCTGATGATACGTGTAAATGGAATCATGATCTGTTAGGAATTAATAAAGCGTGTAAACTATTAAAAGATAATAACTCAAAATTAATAATTACACTACCAGCTGGACCATATATGAATTATGAAGAGTCTGGAGAACCATTTTTACGATATTATGATTATCGACGACAGTCTTTAATTAAACTCGAATTAGAACGAAATGGCTATTATATTTCAAATGAGAAATTCTTCTTTTCATCTGATTTTACTAATTGGGAAGAAATGGGGGCAGAAATTAATGATCCAAAATATTATCCACATTATAATTTATACACTCCCAATGTTATATGGGGCTTAACAATACAAAAACTATGATATCATTTATAATACCTAGTTACAACAATTTAAAGCATTTAAAGAATGCGTATGCTAGCATTCAGAAACACGCACCAGAAGCCGAAGTTATTTTATTAGATGATGGGAGTACTGATGGTACATGGGATTGGATTTGGGAACTAGCAGAATCACGTCAACAAAGAGAAGTTAAATCATATCGATCTTTAGAAAGAGTTGGTCATACTATCCTCTATGATAAGGGAATCGAAATGGCTACTAATAGTATCGTAGGGATCTTACACGCCGATATGATTATAGGTCCTAGTTATATAGAAAATATGCTTAAGCACTTACAACCAAGCAAAGTGGTATGTGCTACTCGTATAGAACCACCATTACACCCAGAAGGCAAAGAAAAGATAATTCGAGACTTCGGAATGGATTTTGATACATTGAATATTCCTGCATTCGAACAATTTGCGATTGAGTCTCAACTCGAGTATAAAGACCAAACAAGTACAGGAATGTTTGCACCGTGGATCCTATATAAAACTGATTTTCAAGCAGTAGGGGGACATGATCCACTCTTCGCACCATTTCCATATGAAGACTCGGATATATTTCAACGTTGGATGTTAGCTGGATATGAATTAATTCAAAGTAGAGATTCATTTGTTTATCATTTAACGTGTAGGGGACACCGGTGGACGGATCAAATAGGAAAAGATGATGATTACTTTAAATTGGCATCTAATCGATCTGCTCGGAATTATCTAAGAAAGTGGGGTAGCTGGATTAAAAATGATGAATTCCAACATCCAATCATAGTACCTAAATATAATATTGCATATGTAGTTTATAATTGTAATCTAGATGCATTAACCGCATTAGAACCATGGTGCGATCACATCTATATAGATGATGAACAGAAATTGTTAATTAATCCATATATGGCATCGGAACAACCAAATACATCATATGAATTAAATAAACGGGTATTGCGTATTGGTCATAACGATCCAGAAGGTGAAAATGATGTAACTGTTACTATGGATATAACCCGAATGTCAAAAGCAGATTATACATATTTACAGCAACTTCCGGAGATATTATCTCAATCAGACAAGGTATTAGGTGATTTTCGATTAGGTAACCTTCAAATATTTGTCGGACACATAGAAACATACGAAAAAGATCTGATTAATGTTAGTTAACTGATATTTATAATAAAGTTATTTATATGAAGTTTAGTTGTAGTAAAATATGGAGTAATATGGCTAAAAAAAAGAACTTTATGCTGAGTATGGTATCCGATTGTCGTAGTGGAGATGTTTCCATTAAACGAGTGATCGGTTTCACCGGATTTTTTGCGTTATTGATAATTATGTTTATCAATGCATTATATTCAAAATCAATTGCACCATCAAAAGAATTGGTTGATGCTGTAGAATACATTGTGATTGCCGCTTTATTTGGTACTTCTATTGACAAATTTGCAAAACATGTAACCACACCGACGGATAACGCACCTAGCGAACCAGAAGTATAATAAAAAGACACATAATGAGTTTAGACACAAGTAAAATTAAGCAAGTTCCATTTAGTGAATCACAATACTATAAAGAGGTAACTGAAAAGAAACAAATTGTATTGCATCACACTGCTGGTAATTCATCAGGGATTGCTACTATTCAAAATTGGAATACTGACGATAGAGGTAGAATTGCAACGTGTGTAACAATAAGTGGCCCCGGAAACAAGCAATCTCCAGATGGCGAAATATGTCAAGCATATTCATCAACCTATTGGGCATATCATTTAGGTATCAAACAAGAAGTGTTCCGATCACGTAAACTTCCACAAATTGCAATAGATAAACATGCAATTGGTATTGAAATTTGCAATTGGGGACAATTAGAAAAAGTTGGTGATAAATATATTAATTATGTTGATAGAGAAGTTCCGGCTGATCAAGTAACTAAATTAGATACTCCATATAAAGGATATACATATTTCCATCGATATTCAGATGCCCAAATAGAATCCGTAAAAAATCTATTAATATATTGGAGAGACCAATATAAAATCAATTTAACATTTAATTACGACCAATGCTTTACTGTTAATAACACAGCATTATTGGGAGTAAACGGTTTATATACACATAATAGTTATAGAAAAGACAAAGTTGATATTTATCCTTGTCCGAGAATGATTTCAATGCTTAAAACGTTGTAAGGAATTTAAAATGAAAATAACATTAATGTCAATACTTGTATCGTTAACAACCGCAGCGTCATTTGTAGCTACATATTTCTTTAGCTTAACCGTGAATTACGGAGATCAATATTTGGCTCTCGTATCTGTTGTGATGCTAGATGGATTTTTTGGAATAATTGCTGGAGCAAAACGTGAAGGATTCCAAACACGCAAAGCTATCAAAGTTTTACGTACTCTAATAACCTGGATCATATTCCTAACAACGTTGCTAATTATCGAAAAAGGATTCCCAGCAACTGCATGGCTTAGTGAAACAATCTTATTGCCATTCATTATATTTCAAGTGATGAGTGCACTCAAGAATGCTAGCAATGCTGGATTTATTAAAGCAGAGATATTGAATCGTATTTTAGAAAAATTTGATAAACACAAAGATCAGCTTTAATATTATATGTTATATAGAATCATTATGTCCGGTTTAATCGTACTGTTAACATCAGGGTGTTATACCGGCTTAAATTATAATCAAGGTGCTACTCATAATGATAGCGTATCAAATCGGGCTCGAATAATTCAGAAACAAGATGCATATTCTAAAGCTCAAATGATTAAAACTCGCCGGCGGGCAGTTCGCCACAAATGCACCCATAAAAAATTCAGAACACGCAAAAAATACATATAATTGGATTTTTCATTATTTTTATTTATATTATAAGTATGAATTATAAATACATAATAACATCTATACTTATATTCTTATTGGGACAAGTTGTTGTTTGGGTACAAGTAAATGGACCAATCATATGGCCATGGGCCAGGACCTATCGAATTCTTTTAATGTTGTTAGGCGTACCAATTACGTGGGCATTCATGGAAGCAACCCGATTTGCCGTATTAGGATTCCAGGGAGAATTTTGGCCTGGTAGATTTCTTTCATTTGTTGCTGGTATATTTGTATTTACCATGATGACATATTTCTTCCGGCACGAAGCAGTTACACTAAAAACCATAGTTTCCCTAGGTATAGCAGTTTCATTGATATTAGTTCAACTCTTTTGGAAACCGTAATATTTATTATAAAATAGGTATCTAGATGATTAACGAATATGAAACACATAGCACATTGAATCCAAAGCTTTGGATTGATAATGAAATGCAACCAAAAGTTCGTATTGGATTTATAAAAATTGCAAAAGCTTTTTATAATTTCTTAGAAACCAATGCCCCGATACTGGATATTGTTATAATTGGTAGCAGTGCTAATTATAACTGGACCGAACATAGTGATATTGATTTGCATGTAATTATCAGTTATTCTGAAGTAGGCAAGAACATGTTGTTGGTTAAAAACTATATGCAAACTAAGAAAAGTGTATGGGGAATGAATTATCCATTAACGTTTAAGGATATGCCAATTGAATTGTATGCACAAGATTCAAATGACGTGTTGAATTCAACCGTTGGTATTTATTCTTTATTAACGAATAAATGGATTAACAAACCATCAGCTGACGTAATTTCAATTGATGATGATTCAATAGAACAAAAAGTCAAACCATTTAAATTTGAAATTGATAAATTGGATGTTGATGATTCTCATATTGAATATAAAATTCAAAACATACTAAAACGATTGGTACATTTAAGAAAATCTGGTTTAGATGCTGAGGGTGAATATTCTATAGAAAATATGGCTTACAAGAATCTTCGTAATACTGGCTATATCGAACGTTTAAAACAATTAGAAAAGCAAGTAGCCGTTGGTCAACTTAGAATGGAAATGATGTTGGACAAGCATCCTACTCAGGTAATTACCATGACTAAGCCAGCATCAAACCATCATGATCATGTTGCTAAAGTTTTAATAATGCACATCACCGGTCAATCTAAGTTAGAACCAACCGGGTGGGATGATGTTGTTAGTAAAATGAATGGTGTAACGGATCCGATGGGTCAATGGAAACATCCAGGTAAATGCACAATGATACCAACTACCGATGGTGCAATAACTATGAAAAATGTACCACATCCGGTATTAGGAATTGATGATTGTGGTGATTGTCAAATGATGCATCCAGAAAACCAATATCAATTTGCAGGTCGCAATGTATTTGAGATACCACACACTGCACAATATCAAACATTGATAATGCAAATACAAAACGCAATTAAAAATGGATCCAAATATGGCAAATAACGTAGGATTAGGTAGTGATATAAAAAGAATAACACAAGCAACCGGATTAGATCAATTAGCAAAACAGATTGCACGATTGTTAGATGAAGATTGTGGGTGTGATAACCGAGAAACATGGCTTAATGAACAAACAAAAAATTGGCCAATATATAAAAATAGAAACAAGGTAAACGGTAATGGCAACAATAAGTAGAACTGGTATTTCAAATGCCGCGACAATCGAATCAGATCACATAACAAGAATCATAGATGCATTGGATGGTACATCTGCCGATATTATATATGCAACAGGATCATTTACAGGATCATTTGTCGGCAACGTTATAACAGGATATCAAACAACAGCATCTGGTGTGTACTCGAACGCAGAAGGTTTTAGAACAGATGCATCCGGCGGATACTCACACGCAGAAGGATATGATACAACTGCAATAGGATATGCATCCCATGCTGAAGGATTTCAAACAGCAACATACAGTACTGGATCTCATGCTGAAGGATTTAGAACAGAGGCTATCGGTGCTTATTCACATGCAGAAGGTCTTTTTACGGTAGCATCCGGTTCATATCAACACGTACAAGGTCAATATAATATATCATCATCAGCTCAAAGTGCATTCATAGTAGGTAATGGAACAGGAGCCGGAGCACTTCGATCAAACTTAATATTTGCTTCTGGATCAGCCGTTCAAATAACCGGTAGTTTGCGGGTATCTGGTAGCATTACCGGAAGTTTATTAGGTACAGCCACGACAGTATCAACATATATAGGAAATGACACCGGATCCTTAATAAAAGTGAATTTCGGTACCAGATCTAGTACAGCTACATCTAGTCTAGGTGACTTATTATCGGTAGGAACGTTTGCTACCGATACGGGTTATATAGTTCGTACTGATATTGTTGGCGTGTGGGATGGTGGCTATCACGTTGGTGGTACATTAATGGCAGTGTATGACGAGTCGTTAAATTTGATTGGATCTATAAATCAAATAAAAAATCACAATTTTGCAGCCGCGATACCAGAATTTACATATGTTCGAGCCGTTATTGGAAGTCCATCTCCAACTGGTTATACATTAGGAGTAGCTGTATCAGGAATGTCTACAGGTACTGTAGCATGGAAGGCCGTGACATACATAACACCTGTTGTATATACACCTTAAATTAACATGCATATATTTATATAAAAAAGGAATATTATGAAACTTACAAAAGAACAAACATTAGGAATAGTACGTCACATATTAACATTTGCCGGAGGTATCATGTTAACAAGTGGATTAGTTGATCAGGGTACATTTGATACCATTATTGGTAGTGTTATAACATTAGCTGGGGCTATTTGGTCTATCACATCTAAAAAAGCATAACCAGTACACATTAAAGGCAACCAACAATGAAGTTAAAATCGTTATTATTCGAAACAAACGCAACTGCAGATACATTTGAATCATTTGCTGATACGCGAGAAGCTGGTGCTGAGAAAATTGTTGACAATGCAAAAAGTAAAGGCGGGTTAGCATTATTAACATGGCATCACTTTAAAGTTAAACTTCCATACTATAAAAAAGCTGCTGCTGGTAAATTTGAATTGGATGCTGCTAAGAAGGAATTTGATGATACATATAAAAAAATATCAACTGCTATGTCACAAATTGAATTCCAACGCGAGGTAGGTCGTTTAGAAGTATTGGGTGAATTGATTATACGCGAAACTAAAAAATGATACGATTAAAAGATTTATTAACAGAATCTACAATTCCTAGTAACATAGTATCATCTACTGCTGCTAATATTGCAAATAAA